CATTTATACATATGTAAATCAAACAGCAAAAGCAAAACAACTTGATAATTTAAGTGAAAAACACTTTTTTCAATGGCTAAAAAATAGTAAAGTTAGTCAAAATAAACAAAATAAAATTTATGAATTAAATCAAAGTGCTAAAGGTGCTTTAGATAAAATCTTCACACTTGTGAAAGAAATACAAATAGTAAAAGATTCTATAATTGATCAAGTCGAAGGCGAGCAAGGCGACATATGGGATACCAATGGCGAAGGCAGAGTTAGATATGCTGACCAGAATAAGCAGTTTGGTAATGTTAAACTTGTTCCAAGAAAGAGATGGACGCCAGGATGAAACTAAGACAACTTTTTGAAGCAACCGAAACTGTAGGTATTATTTTTGGCAGATTTAACCCACCTCATCAAGGGCATAAAGCAGCATGGGAAGAAGCAGCAAAAAATACTCATTGGTACGTTGGTACAAATAAAAGCACAATTGGTCCTAAAGATCCACTTCCGTTTGATATAAAGATACAAGCGATGGAAACTATTTGGCCTGAAATAAAAGGACATATTATTCCTGAGCAAACTTGGTGGAGTTTAGCAGCAGCAGTATATAAAAAGCATGGTGAAATTAATTTAAAAATTATTACCGACGAAACAGATGCAAAAGTATTTGTTCCTGGATTGCAAAAATCAAATGGAGTAGAAAGCAAGCACGGTTACTTTAAATTTAAAAGCATTGAATGGCAACAAGCACCTCGTGTATCAAGTGCTACTGAATTAAGAGCAGCAGTTGCAAATGATGATCCTAAAAAATTTGCAAAAGCAGCAGGCGTACCTGCGGATACTAAAGTTGCAGGAGAACCTTTCTTTGACTTAGTAAAATATTACCTCGGACAGCAAACTAAAAAAGAATCATTAGATGAAGCACAAACAGGCGATGTATATATGCGCTTCAAAGTCAAACAGCCGTTAGATAAAAACAGAGGCAAGCCGACACTAATGGCATTTGCTGGTTTTGCAAACACGCCTGCAGAATTAACTCTTGATACTGCTAAAATGAACTTTAATGTTCTTAACAAGAAACAAGATATTGTTAATGCTATTAAAAAAGTAATTGGTGATAAACTCTTTATCGGTGCTGAGAAGGTTGTTATATATAATGACGGCGCAGTTAATCCTAAAAAATTCCCTCAGTACGGAGAGTTTCTTGATTGGGTACAAAAGTTTGGCAAAGAGAAAGTTAAAATAGTTGATAAACCAGAAAGCGATGCTGAAGATGGTGAAAAGGGTCCTGGTAAGAAACGTGTAAAACAAAAGTGGGCAAATCCAAAAGATTACAAAGATGATAAAACAGAAACAACAAAGTATTTTACAATTGATAATGCTAGATTAATGAAGTTTTTACAAAAGTCTGCACCAACAATTATGCAAGCATATAGACCTGCTGCAAAACAATTTGTTATGGAGCCAGCACAATATAAAGCATTCCGTAACTGGATGCGATCACCTGATGTAGTAAGCAAGTTTGGTGATACCAATGTTAAAGTTGATAAGTCAAAATCATTCTCGCAGTCCGTTGGCAAAGAGTTTGAACATATGGAAGATGTTTCACCTGATGAAGAAAACGAGTTTCATGTTGCTCTAGACAAACTTGTTCATAAGTATTTTGGTCATAGTTCAGACGAAAAGAAAAAGAAAAAGTCTAAAGAAGTAGATGAAATTTGGGGCTTTGCAAGAAAAAGTAATAAACGTAACACTTATAAGAAGAAAAAAGAAGAGCCTATCGAACCTAGTGTGCAAGATCGTATTGCAGCAAGACGCAAGGCAGCAGCAAAAGGCGATAAAGATGCTTGGTCTAGTAAAAAAGAAATACCAACTGACGAAGATTTAGGCTCACTTCCTAGTCCTGAAATAATTATAGCAATTGCAGCAGCAGCAAAAATGACTCCGTTGGCAATTAAGACTCTTTGGAAAACTGCAAAAGGTGCATACAAAATTAAAAAGTTTGCTGATCGTGCAGGTATTAAAATGGCAGACAAGGTAGTCAAGTAATGGACGAGCTCGAGTATATTAAAAAACTTGCAGGTGTAAATGAGTTCAAAGGTTATACTGAATATACTCTTGAAAATATTAGCGATGCAGCTAATGCAAATGCAAAGAAAATGCGTGATAAAAATATAAAGCCTGGTGACAAAGAATGGTTTGAGCTATGGTTTGGATTACCTAAGATGTCAGGCCAAAATATGCCAGCAGGCTTTAGAGGCCGAAAAAAATGAAGCTTTGGTTTTATAAAATATGGCGTAGCTGGAACCCGTGGTACTTACTTGAAGTAGATCATAGAGGAAAGCCGAGGCGATTTATCGTAAAAAACTTTAGAAAGAAAACACCAAAACATATTAAAGGTATTAATAGTGACGGTGAATGGTTTGAAATTAGAAGCAGCAACCCTATGGATTATTTTGTAGAAGAGTACAAGGCAGATTTAAAATGAAAATAACACATTTAGACGAAGGCGTTGGACGTATTGTAAAAGGGGTTAATACTACTGTCGATGTTAATCCTAACGAAATTAAAACCCAAGCAGCTAAGTTTGGCAACACTGTAGATAAGGATGGCAAGCCGCCTACACTAAGTAAAAAAGTTAAAGGCAAATCAACTAACGTATTATTTAACTTAGGACTTGCTGAAGGTTACAAACTACAGTTAGAACGTGACAAGCAGATGCTAGTTCTAAATATTAAAAACACAACAACAGGACAACGTACAGAAGTACGTGGTAAGCCGGGATACGAAACAGGCAACTATGATCCCGATGACGACTTACACCAACTGTTGGACACTATCGGAAAAAGTGCAGATATTTCACAACTAATGAATGGCGAGCCTGTAGGTATTAATCCTAAACATCCAGACAGTGCTAAAGCAAAAGCTGCTACTGATAAAGCATATAGCGAAGAACGTTATACAGCAATGGAATGGGCTTGTATAGAAGGTGGGCATTGCTTAGAAGATATACAACCTAAGAAGCGTAGCAACTTGTTTGCACAGTTAGAAAGCTTTGCTGACGAGATGACTCCTGGACAAAAAGACATGCTCCAAAAACAAATGTCTTATACAGAAAAGATGTGGAACAAAGATACACTAGAAAAATATAATAAAACTCTAGACCAGTTCTATAAGATAAGAAAAAAACTAGACAGTAAAGTAGTTAAAATAGATGGCGAAGAAGCAGAGTTAGAATTTGAAATGGATGCAGCTGGCTTTATAGGAGTGTTTGATAATAACTCAGGTGAAGAAGTAAATCCATTTACTCTAAAATTTATGAAAACAAACGAAAACTTTGCTGATGGTAAGAAAAAAGGTAAAAGCAGACCTGGCAGAGTAAAGAAGTCAGGTGCTAGTTGTAATGGCAGTGTAACAGCACTACGCAAACGTGCTAAGAACGCAAGCGGTGAGAAGGCTAAAATGTATCACTGGTGTGCTAACATGAAATCAGGTAGAAAGAAGAAATGAAGATTAGAGAAGTCACCGAAGAAGTTATACCAGTTAGCAATACAGAACATGCTGTAGAACGTTTGAAAGTTGCTGCTGAACTTTGTAGTAAAATGGGTAACCAACCTATTCTTTATAGAGCAATGCACGGAGGCCAATATCACGGCGGTGCTAAAAATAACCTAATACAAAAAATAACCAATCCTGCAAGAAAAGGTGTAATGGGAAATCATAATACTATACAAATAGCAGTTCTTGAAGGGTTGAACATTGCTAGTCCTGCACAAACAACTACAGTAGCACCTGAGAGTACTACGAGTTACTTTGGTACAAATCATATAATAATTCCAGGTGGTGACTTTACTGCATATTGGAACCCGGACATAGACGACTTGGGTGGCTTCAAAGGATATGATCCAAAATACGCACAAGGTGCTGGAACAAGAGGTGGTACTATTAGTCGCAGAGATGCTCCAGAAGGTGAAGAATTACAAAAAATACTAGGCGGTTATCAAAAAGGTATTCCTAGTTATAGCCAACACAAAGGCGAAGTTATATTAGATACAGAGTTTTATTATATGCTAAACTTAGAATCGTTTTTGAGTAAGTTTGGCGGTAAGAAAGTCAAAGAATTAATAACAATAGATAATAGGAAAAGTTTTGCTCCTATCAAACAAGATCTATTGGTAGATAGGTTTAAAACATATCGTGATGTTGGATGGTATCTTGCAAACCCTGCTACAAATATGATGAAGTGGATTGCAGGTAAAGAAAAAGAAAGAGAGGCAGCATAATGTTTAGCAAACAATGTAAACTGCATCTAGAAGAAAAAGGCGAAAGTGGCCTACAACATATGGGCCATGCGCTTAAGGCCGCTGTAAGACTACAATTGTTAGTGCCTGCTCTTGTTATACATGCAATCGCTCCACGCTTCTTTACTGATACAGCAACCGATGTGATGAAAGATATACTTAATGACAGAAGCGGAACTTAAACACTACTTAGAAAAGTACAAAGAACACGAAGCACGTATGGCTACTACTAATGAACGTAATGCCTATTGGAGACAGTACAATGAATCTCGAAGATCTAAAGAAACTAGCAGGGATTAGTGAATTTAAAGGTTATACAGAGTACACCTTAGAAGATTTTAGTGATGCTGCTAATGCTAATCGAAAAAAAGAACGTGAACAAAATATCAAACCAGGCGATGAAGAATGGTTTAAACTTTGGTTTAGTCAGCCTAAGATGCAAGGCAAAGGTTTTCGTGGCAGGAAATGATTGTAGAAACAAATTTTGTTTACGATAAACTTGTTAAAAAATTACAATATCCGCAAGCACCAATTCCAAACACTATGTTTGAAATAAACAGTAATAATCATCAACTTATCGATAAACTTGCAGAATACAACGCCTATGAATTTGGCGATTATGCATTAACATTAAACAAGAGAATAACTTATGAGTGTAAACACATTCCTGCACAAGATAAGCCCTTAGAAGCAACAGGTTTATTTGTAATAGTAACTGATTACATGTCATTGCTTGATGCAATTTACTTTGAACGTCCTTTTTTGTATTTTGGCGATGCAGGATTTAGTGCAGATTTACAAAGTCAAGGATACAAATTACACAACAAGATAATAGACTATAGTTTTGATAGCGAAACAAACATAACCAAACGTATGCAAATGTTTATTGATCAAATTCTAACATTACACAGATATACAAATCCTATTGTCTTGATGAAATCATTAAATAAAGAAAGAATACATAATAGGAAGTGGCTATTTCAATTAATCGATGCTGATAACAAAATTAATACTCCTACACATTTAACACTAAATACATTACAGAAATTTAAGAAGCTATTATGAACTTACAAGACTTATTAGAAGACGGCAGAATTGTCAAAGGTGTTAACACAACAGTAGATGTTGATGTTGATCAAATACCTGTAGAAGCAAAGAAGTTAGGCAACGATGTTAGTATTAATGGTGTGCCGCCGTTCCTTAGGTCTGATGGTAAGTTAAAGGAAGCACGTTATACAGCGTATGAATGGAGTATAATTGAAGGCGGACACAGTTTAGAAGAGCCAGAGGCAAAACCTAAACTGTTTGATTTCGATAAATACTAATATGTTATTAAGAGAGTTTACTAGACCTGAATTTATAGTGTGGGAAGCACATATACGTGTACGCAGTCGTACATACAGTCAGGCTATAAAAATTAAAATTACTGCAAGAACAAAACAAGAAGCACATAAATTAATAAAGGCTCAATATGGGCCTACTACACAACTAATTTATGTTAGGAGATCCTTGTGAAAATAAATGAAATTACAGAACAACGGGTTGACGAAGTAGCACCAGTAGTAGCAGCAGCAATATGGTTGATTAAATTTGCAATAGCACGTGGAGCATGGCCTATTATTAAATGGCTGCTAAAAAGACACGGTGGGAAAATTGGTGCAGGAGCAGCCGCAGCATATTATATCGACCAAGGTTGGGATTGGGTAATATCTCAAATTGGCGAAGAATATGCACAGATGCTTATTGATAATAAATTCACTATTGCAATGGCAGTAGCACTTATACTAGGTGCAGTTGCTCTTAAAAAGTTTGTAGAGAGAAAAGGTGAAGAACTAGTAACCAAATACCAAGAAGAAACTATGAGCGAAGAATACAAAAAAGGCAAAGCAGGACAATGGACAAATAAAAGTCCTAAAGCAAACCGTCCAGCTAAAGTAGGCGATTTAGTAGGAGGTAGTGCATGAAGATTAACGATATATTGACCGAAACTAGTGCAGGAGATGTTGCAGTAGCAGTTGGAAACATAGGACCTGTAATTAAACGTGGCAAATATGGTGCGCCCGAAGCACCACAGAAAAAAGATAAAAATGGCACAGTAGTAAATGCGTTAGATCAAAACACAAATCTAATGGGTCATAAGAAAAAACGATAAATAATAGCAACAACTCCGGAGAGAAGATAATGGCTAAAGATACACACTGTTCAGATAAATGTTGCGGCGCTGACGTTAAAGCAGAAGACTGCACATGCAAACCAAGTTGCGAACACTGCAACTGTAATTCAGTTGACGAGTCACTTAGACCATCACACGCCAAAGAGTTGAGAAACAAAGAACTTAACAAGGGCAAAGGTGCACCAAAATCAGGCAAAACAACTGGTCCTGATGATTATGATTTCTTGAAGTATAAAAACAAAAAGAAAGCCAACGAAGGCCTTGCTGATATGGCAGACATAACAGAACGTGATCACGAAGTGCAAATGGCACGTGCCGAACTATACAAAATTGCAAAATATGCTCTTAAGTTACACGATATGCTAAAAGGTGTTAGTGAAGCTGAAGGCATCGAAGGTTGGATGCAGAGTAAAATTACAAAAGCAGCAGACTATATGGGTAGTGTATACCACACAATGGACTACGATATGGCCACAGAAAGCAAAGTAACTCACAAAAATACAATGACCGAAGCAGATGCTAGTGCATACAAAAACAGTCTTGCTGAACGTATGTCTCAAAAAAAAAGCAAGTAACTGAGTTAGACGCTGACACACTCGACAGCTATTTGAGCAAAGCTGAAGATGACGTAAACCACCGCGATCCTAAAGATCCTAAACGTGCAAAATGTAGAGCCTACATGAAAAAAGCAGCAACACAACTGTCGAGAAAATAATACATGTTTGAAACACATATCTATGATTGGATAAATGGTTTTCTAAGCATACCACACAACACGTTTAATGATTTACCACCTTGTCCGTTTGCAAAACAAGCAATGCTAGATGACAAAATTAAATGTGTAGAAATAAAAAATACATTCAATCTTAGTATGTCAGAATACTTTATCTCTGAACTAGAAAACTTTAGTTATCACTGGCCTGGAAAAAAAGAAGTAGTAATACTAGGCTGCGATCCTAAACTTATTACCAGCGACGATTTATCCGATGCAATTGAACACGCTAACAAAAAATTCTTGCACAAAAGAGGATATATAGCGTTAGAAGATCATCCAGACGAGATTGAATTAGTTAAAGACGTAGTATTAAACAATGGCAAGTATGCAGTTGTTTTCCTACAAAATGTAAATAAGTTAAATACTGCAAGAACAGCATTACAGAAACAAAACTATTATGTAAACTGGGATGCCGAATATTATGCAGATGTAGTTAATGAGTAGTAGAGTAGATTTAGAAAAAACAAAATACAAACAGATAGAGTTTAAACTACTATCTGACGAACACTTTCTTGAATGCGAACATATATACAAACAATATATAATATACAAAAAGTTTGATACAATTTACCCTATATTTAGAGAAGACTGGAGTCACGCTAGAATATTTGGATACTATCACAATGATAAATTAGTAGCATGGAGTTCATATTATGAATATCCAAGCAAAAAAACATGCCATGCAGATCAGTTTGCATGGAACTACGAGGATCCATCATTAAAGTTAGGTTATAAAAGTTTGCGTAGCGAATGTGCATACTACAAAGAACAGGGATTTAAGTATTTGATACTAGGAGACTTGTACAGCTACAAGCAAGAGCTTAAAGGATTCGAAGCAATAAACTTAGATTCACCAGATGCATTTGAGACTTGACTAATCATATATAATCGTATATAATCAGCTATATAATCAAAGGAGTATTGCATGAGCGATAGAGTTTACGGCCAAGAAGAAAAAGCAAAACTAGAACGTCTGGTTAAAGAAGGCGTAACAGTACTGCAAGAAGTTGAAGATCTCAATGCAGGGCTAAAAGAAACTGTCAAGGCAGTTGCAGAAGAACTGAATGTTAAACCTTCACTAATCAACAAAGCTATTAAAGTTGCACAGAAACGTGACTGGAGTCGTGTTGCTGACGAATACGAAGACTTAGAAACCATTGTTGCTACAATTGGGTACGACGAAGACTAAGTAATGTTGTAATAGCAGGAGAAAACATGAAACAAGGTAAAATTAACGTATGCTGGCAAGGACAACAATTTTATAGTTTGCCATACGAAAGTGCAGGCGGCTACGGCGGCGACGAGTATATTAAATATGGACATGATCCGTATAAAGTTATTATCAACAATGACGTTTATGTTGGTCCTAAAGAAATTATGCCTGAATTTTGGAAAGGTGTAGTTGAGCAGTTACCAGATCACGATCATTTTGAAGTAGCAATTTATAGAACGCCGCCTGCTAATATTCTTCCTTTACACAAAGACATGTATGCAAACTTTATGAAGATGCACAACATTACAGATGTTAATACTATTACACGTTACATTGTATTCTTAGAAGATTGTAAACTAGGACACTACTTTCACGTAGAAGACACATGCTTGTGTGATTGGAAAAACGGCGACTGGATCAGCTGGACAGGTAGTGCGCCACATGCTGCATACAACATGGGAATTGAACACCGTTTTACAATGCAAGTTACTGCCTTTGATAGGTAGACAAGACAAAAATAACGTGTTATAATAAACTTCAATCTAAAGGAGTATAAATGCCGTACGTTGATGCATTTTTTGATAGAGACGCTGATATTATCCGTGCGGTAGAACGCAAAGATGGTAAAAGGCATTTCCACGAATACCAAGCAAAGTACACTTGGTACTATGAAGACCCACGAGGCAAATACAAAAGTATTTTTGGCGATACGTTACAACGTGTAGTATGCAAAAGTACCAAAGACTTTCGCAAAGAACTTGCAATTAACAAAGACAAGAAAAAGTTTGAAAGCGATATCAATCCAATCTTTCAATGTTTGAGTGAAAACTATCTTAATCAAGATGCACCTAAACTAAACGTAGTGTTTTGGGATATCGAGACTGACTTTGATCCAGAGCGAGGCTTTGCTCCTGTAGAAGATCCGTTTATGCCTATTACTGCTATTACAGTATACTTGCAATGGCTAGGTATGCTGATTACAGTTGCTATGCCACCTAAAGGGTTGCCAATGGAAGAAGCTGAAGCAATGTGTAAAGCACGTTGGGGCGAAACTTGCATACTATTTCCCAACAACGAAAAAGGCGAAGGCGAAATGCTGAGTATGTTCTTGGATCTCATTGAAGATGCAGACATTCACAGTGGCTGGAATAGTGAAGGTTATGATGTTCCTTATACTGTAAACCGTATTAAGCGTGTATTAAGCAGCGACGATACACGTAGATTTTGTCTATGGGGACAAAAGCCCAAGCGTAGAGAGTATGAAAAGTTTGGTAAGATGAGTGAAACATATGATACTATCGGAAGAGTACATATGGACTATCTCAACTTGTATCGCAAGTATACATATGAAGAACGTCATACATATAGACTAGATGCTATTGGTGAAATGGAAGTTGGTGAAAACAAGACTGTGTATGAAGGCACACTTGATCAGCTTTACAACAACGACTTTGAAAAGTTTATTGAATACAATAGACAAGACGTTGCACTGCTAGACAAACTAGACAAGAAACTGCGCTTTATTGATCTTGCTAATGAAATTGCACATGACAATACTGTGCTACTACAAACAACAGCAGGTGCCGTTGCAGTTACAGAACAAGCTATTGTTAACGAAGCACACAGACGTGGAATGCAGGTGCCAAATAGGTTACAACACGAAGGCAACACAGCAGCCGCTGGTGCTTATGTTGCGTTTCCAAAGAAAGGTGTGCATGAATGGATTGGTTCAATGGATTTGAACTCACTATATCCAAGTATTATTCGTGCATTGAACATGGCGCCGGAAACTATTGTAGGACAGATTCGTCCAGTATTAACAGATGAGTTTTTGCACAATGCAACTACACTAGAAAAGAAAAGTTTTGCAGGTGCTTGGGAAGGCAAGTTTGCTACACTAGAATACGATGCTGTAATGGAACAGCGCAAAGATGTATCGTTGCACTTGGACTTGGAAGATGGCACATCACATGTATTAAGTGGTGCAGAAATTTATAAACTTATTTTTGACTCACACAATCCTTGGATGCTAAGTGCAAATGGTACAGTGTTTACAACAGAGATCGAAGGTGTTGTACCCGGATTGCTAAAGCGTTGGTATAGTGAACGTAAAGAACTACAAGCAACTATGCGTAAAGCAATTGATGCGGGCAATGAAACAGAGATTGCGTTTTGGGATAAGCGACAACTTGTTAAGAAAATTAACTTGAACAGTTTATATGGCGCTATTCTTAATCCAGGATGTAGATTCTTTGATAAACGTATTGGACAGTCAACTACACTTACTGGCAGACAGATTGCAAAGCATATGAGTGCAGAAGTCAACAAAATTATCACAGGTACGTATGATCATGTAGGCGATGCTGTTATATATGGCGATACAGACTCTGTATACTTTAGTGCATATCCTGCACTCAAGGATGATGTTGAAGCAGGTAAGATTCCGTGGGGCAAAGATAATGTTATTAAA